AAATTGCCTTCAACAATAGTATCTTTAGTTGATCCTAAATATATTCCTTTTGCTTGCCAACCAAGTATCTGATTGTCCTTAATCGTTATATCGTATGGAACATACCCACCTATAGCGTCAAAATAAATTCCCGAACCTACTCCAGAAATAAGCTGATTTTCCTTAACAGTGGTGTTTCTTACTCTTCCTGTTAGACGAATAGCAGAGCCATTGGAAACTCCGTAGGTATTGCATCGAAAGAGATAATTGTTCCGGATTTGTGAATTTGGTAAACCCTGTAGTTCTAGTCCAATATTTCTACAATTTAAAATTCGACAGTCATGTATATAGTAAAATCCGTTGATTCCCGTAACACGTATTCCATAATAAGTGTATTCATCCACTGTAGTCTCTAAGGTGATGTTGCTTATTTGTATATGGAATGTATAAACTAAGTCCATAAAACGACCACCTGTTTGTGGAGCGGCTATACCACTGCGGACCATCTTAAAATCTTTAAGGATAATATTTTCAGCAGGTTGGCATCCCAAGGCCGTTACACTAGTCCCATCTCTAGTGATCTCCCATAGTAAATCTACTACACCCGTAGTTGGGTTTCCGTCAGCGGCTACTTTAACCAACTCACATTGCAGTTCGCCAGATTCAGCATCTGTCATGCCAAGACTTATCCAATCACCCTCTTTATAAAATCCAGCATCAGCAACCGTTGTGAAAGTAATTGACATATCGCCATAAGTTACATCGTTTACGGCATTAGGTACAACGCTGTCTCTAATTGTTCCTTGTATATTCCAAGGAGCAGCAGAAGCGTCAACGTCATCTAATAGTAATATCGTGGAGTCGCCTTTCCCCTGAACAGTAATATTTTTGTAATTTGTCCAAGTATAACTTGAGGTACCAAAGTTATATTCACCAGCAAGTAATTGGATTGTTCCACCACCTATGGCATTAAGAGAAGTAGCAGCCGCATCAATACCGGCAAAACCTTCATCTGGAGAAACTACAATGGTTTGTGCGGAACTATAGTTGCCATCTTTGTCAATTGAAGCAACTTCATTACCATTATTTTTAAAGGATACTAATTTTGCTCCAGCAGTAGTTAAATCGTTTTCAGTATCTAACTGAAATCCAACAGCAGTAGCACCATCCGCCTCTTTAGACTTCAATATGAAAGGTGAAGAACCACCAATCAGGGGTCCCCCAAAGATCTCTACTTCACCGTTCTCCCTAACCTGAAATAGTTCATCTCCTGGATTAACTGTGGTAGTATTGTGATAGATTGTAAAAGCTTCTGTAGTAGAGTTATTATCCCTATCTATAAAGGCATTTAAAGAAGTATCTGTAGTTAAACTGCTGACTAGGTCATTTCCTTCAGTAATTTGTACTGGGAGATTGTTAGGTCCATAAAAATATAAATCACCATTAGTATCTACATATATACCTTCCCCCTCCGTAGTACTGATAGGAGTCGTTGATTGCCTGTCTAGTATAACTGCTGGTAGCCAAGCTTTACCATCTTCTCCGATATAAGCTTTCTCTACGGAGTTATTTTGTAGGCTTAAGATTTTAGCCCCAACATCTGCCAGATCATTTTGAGTATCTAGAGTAAACCCTATTGCAGAAGCTCCATCAGTTTCTTTTGATTCTAGAATAAAAGGAGAAGATCCACCAATTAAAGTACCTAAAACCTCAACTTCGCCAGCTCTAACCTGCAACTCAGAGTTAGAATTAATTTGAAAATCAAATTCTGCATTCTTTAACAGTAACTTATCAGTCCCTGCTGTGGCTGCCACCTCTAGTTCTACAAAAGGCACGGTCGATCCGTCGAAACTACCTTCAACTGTGGCAGTTTCCGATCCAGAAGTACTTTTTAACCAGGCTTCGGGATTAATTCCATTGAGCTGGGCTACATGATCAGCATACGAGGTTATAGCTCCGTTGGCAGCTCGTACTCTACCTAAAGGATCTACACCAGCAGCTAAACTAGCTGTAAATTCCGCTTTTTCTCCTCCACCCACAGTATCCTCTGCGGAAACTTCGGCTTTGGGAGAACCAGTACCAGCTAGGTCTTGGGCTAAAAGGGCTGCATGAGTAGGACCATCTCCATCCAACTGCATTGCACCTAAGTAGTCACCCGCAGTATCAGTAGAAAGAGCATTAACCGCTACTCCATCTGCTCCGAGTAGGACCAGGGCGGGATCAGTGGTCATAGCTATATAACCAACATCACTACCTGTTTTCTCAGTCAACTTAATCACATGCTCATCAGAGAAGGTTCCCAGGGGGCTAGGATCAGAATCTCTAAGAATAGCAAAAACTTCGTTGGTAGCGTTTCTAACTGCTAGTACCTTTGATCCAGCAGTATCCATAAGATTGGCGGTATCAAACAGGAAAGCTAACGAAGAAGCACCATCATCTTCTTGAGAATAGGCTTCCCAAGTCTCATTCAAAGGAGCTTGGAACTGACCAGTCACTATAATATCTTGAAGAAATGTCTGATCTCCTGTGATATCTCTAGTACCATCTGTTCTAGCATAATGTAAATGATCATCAGCAGTTAAACCACCCAGATCCGCATGTACGGTAATACCGGAGTCTATAAAGGCAGAACCATTGTCTACCATTAACCTGCCAGTGGTCTGATTAAAAATTAATCTGCCCTGATTTCCCGCCGCTGGAGGAGTAGCAAAGCCCTCTACCCTAAAATTTAGGGCTTGGGTAAGACCATGACTCATATCTCCAGTGAGAGATCTCGTACCATCTGCCAATAGATAGATAGTATGATCGTCGTCTAGGAGTCCGGCTAAACCACCGTGGTCGGTAATGCCCCCGCCAATAGTAATAGTATTACCTACTTGGGTAAGGGTAATATCGTCTGTTTTATCTAAGACCACGGGGCCTGTGAGAGCAGGTTCCCCTTGAGCAGACAAGGAAGTTACTACACTTGAAACAATAGCAGTTTCTAAGTTTCCTATCCTCGTCTCTTGGTCGTTAGTAGCCGCCTCAATCTCGTCCCAAACCTGTTCGATCTCTACGAACCAAGGATCTAGAAATTGGGGTGGTCTAGTAATAGTCAAAGTAGACATTAGGCTACGCCCCCTCTAAGGTCTAATTCTAAATTATCTTCTGAGAATTCAGGAATTTCGCTCTTTCTTAAATTCACAATATCATCTACATAACCAGATACCTTAAAAACAAAGATATCTATAACATTTCCGTCAGTGTCTAATCCGGTATCTGTGGAAGATTTACCTACAGCCGGAATTACTGGGGTAGGAATACTTCCTACACTAAGACCACCAGTTAGGCCGGTAGTGATAAATCCAGCATCAGCTACACCATTGATAATAGTTTGATTTCCCTGTGTACCTACATTATCATTTTGTAAAAGTACCATATTTGTGGGAGTACCTGGAGTTGCTGTAATAGCTAGAGAAGCTGCTCCATTGATTGCTGAAACAATAGCATCTCTTACATCTTCGGCATCAGCAGCGGCTGAAATGTCTACCGCTACATTGCCTCCTGCTACTCCACCAGTCTTTTCAAATTCAAATGTAACCGCAGGATTAATTCCATCATTAAGTATAAAGGTTTCCGCATCACTGATATTAGCTGGAACCACAGTCTGTATATTGCCCTGGGCTTGAAAACCAATACCGTCTGCTTGGTTTGCTTGTCCTATAACAAAACTAACTTCGCTATCATCACTATAATACCTAGGAGCTAATGATCCAGGTTTTCCCCCAGAAACAACCGGAGCTGAAGTAACGCCTGCTTGGTGGATAATATCTACAGTCTTATTGGTATCATCCACAGCCACCACTTCAAATACCTGCTCATTACTATCAATTAGTAAATAATCACTTCCTGGTCCAGTAGTTACGCTAGATAAATCTGGACTTCCTGCAAAGGAAACTCTACCGGTACCTGCCGTAGGAGTACTAGAAGTAAAACCTACAATAGTCGCTGGTACGCCGAAATTACCAGTATTAGTCTGTGGTATAGAGATATCAAAAGAATCTCCAATAGTTCCTACTAGATTGAAACTGGACCCTACCCTATAAATAGTATTGTGGGTATTATAGTCGATGTTAGAAAATACTAAATTTCTAAAAATTAAGTTTTGTCCAATTAAGCTCCTGACAATTTTGTAACTGCCGGAAGATACATCTGAAACCACAGTATTATTAATGGCATTAGGACCTAAAATGATAGAATGAGCATCATTATCGGTGATGTTCCATATATTACCAGAAGAGTCTACCAGTAGGAAACCTCCTCCTACAAATTCATCTACCACAAATGTCCTATTATTATCAAATACCACATTATTTGAACCATCTACATTGATCGCAGAAGTCTCACTCTCCACTACTGCCAAATTCAAATTGTCATCAGCTAAACTGTCAGCACTAAGGTTAGATACCGATCCAGTAAGTCGTTTATACACTGTAAATGGGTTATAATCCGGAGATCCCGCATTATACTCAGATGCCACGAGCCACTCGGATGGTTCAGATTCAGGCATAACCTCAATAGTGCTGGTTAGATAATTAGTTCCAGACGCTGTGGTAGGCTCAATTCTAGGAATATAATTGAATCTTATGATTTCAAATCTATCTATACCTTCAATATCATCCAATAAAGCATACAGATCATTTAAGAGAACCCGCTGACCAAATTTAGTCCCGGCTCCGTCTGTATCCCCCTCGGAGAGATCAAAAAATGTCTCTAGTGCTGTGGTAATATCTTGAGAAATCTCAGTCCGTGAAGCTCCCTCTAGGAGAAATGCGGTTATTTTAAAATCCACATCTATACCATTAGCATCCAACAGTCGGAAGGTAGTAGTGACTGTTTTCCGTTTATCTATGTAATCAGTAATACTGTTAAAAAGGGATAAATTCGTGGTAATAGGGGTTATCGAAGTTCCAGAAGGAACTACATAGATGTCCACATCTACGCCACTGTCTGTGATATTTTCCTCAGCGGCTGCTTTAAGAACATTGCTAAAGTTCGCTACGATAATATCACCATAATCATCTACTGCAACAGCTCTTTCTAGTGTTTGTAGTGAGGCAGGAATAAGTTCGCGAAGCCGATCAATGGTGGGCTCATCAGATCCTCCACTGAAAGACGATGTATTTATCACCGAATCAATAAAGGTGGCGTCATCCTCTAGTGTAGTCAAGGTGCTGGCCGGTATATTTCCAGAAGTACCACCCCCAGTCCTATAATTGACAACAATCGTATCATTCGGAGCCAAGGATTCACCAAAAATACCATCTCCAAAACGAATAACAGTTTGTCCATCAGTATTAGTTACAACTTGATAGTGTTTATCAGAAGGTAAACTATCTATAAAAGTATTCACTAGACTATAGGAATTACCATTAACCGTGACTCTAGGCGATCTGAGAGTAGTGACTGAGTTGCTAGTATCAACTACTAAAGGAGTAAATCCCAATACTACTTCCTCATTTTGGACTCCCTTGGCAGAAAAAGTCTCATCTCTTTGTTCACCTTGAATAACGGGTAAAATAACGCTCAGGGCAGTAGACCCAGCCTGCGGGGAACTGCTAGTAGTAAAAAATTCAGCCCCATTATCTGCGGAGACTCTAAATCCCACGGGAATGGTATCGCTAGTATTCAAAGTAAAAGTAGCTAAACCAGAAGCCGAAGAAGCTGTGGGAACAATATATCCG